ACTTTCGCTACTGCTCTTGTTGGTAGGGCAATTCGAGGAGCCATCAGTTCACAGATTGAGCTTTCGAAGTCATTGGCTCGGACTCGGTTTTTTCTTGCTCAAGTGGGCGGGGAGATGCAAACAAATCTCGCTACTGTTAAGAGATTCGGATCGGAGATGCAGAAGACGGGACTCGCCTCAAAAAACTTGGCAACAGAAATCGGGGCGAAATCCCTCAAGGCTTTCAAGGATCAGGACAAAGCTCTCCGAGTTGCTAGGACTGTCCTCATAGGGCATAGAATAGGGCTACTAGATGCGAATGCAGCCATCAATGCGATGGTTGATGCTCAAAATGGAAATGATCTCGCATTGCGTAATTTTCTCGCTACCTTGGGGATTGCAGCGCCAGAGTTCGCATCATTCGAGACTCTAGTCGCCAATCTCACAGGAGCATTGGAAGGAGCAGAGGGGGCACTTTCGGATTTCGGAAATGAGTTCACTCGCCTTACCGGATTATTGAAACAAAAGGCAGAAGAAGCAGGGGCAGTATTCGCTGACCTATTGTTGCCATCACTTCGGGATTTGAATCTTCTCCTGTCTGATCCTGGAAGAGCATTCGATCAATTCGTGGATTCATTCTCGGGATTCTTCACAGACATCGGAAAGATATTCACAGGAAGATCGGCGGAGATTCAAAATGTATGGGTTTTATTCTTGATAGAACTTGGGCTTACTCTCGACAGAATCGGAAGAACGATTCTCGCAGGGGTTTCCTTCTTCATGGGAGGATTTTTCGAAGTGATGAAAAGGGTTTCGGGAGTCATTCTCTCCTTGTGGATCGGATGGATTAACGGACTTGGAGAAGCTTTGTTCCTTTTCTTCGATATTGCTCGCTCAAAATTGAGAGGATTTTGGGCAGATACTAGGCGATTGTTTCTTCTCGGGAGCAGGCTAGTCGCAAGAGTGTGGACATCAATGCTCAATTTCATGAGAAACAGCCTCGCAGTTATATCTCAATTTGTCGAGACTCAATGGTTTCGTTTTTGGGGCAGGATCAGCGGGATTGTTGATGGAGCCAAAAGATTTATTTTAAAAACGATACAAGCACTTGTGAATGGCGTGATCCAACAGGTTGAAAGAATCAAGAATCTCATTCAGGAAGCGAGAGAGGCGGCGAAAAAGCCGATCACTCTCTTCATGAATATCGTGCAGAGAGTTGTGAGTGCAGGGGCGAGATTAGTCCGACAGGCGGGTGGAGCTATTCCTGCCAATGTTTCGGCTCTGGTCGGGGAAAGAGGTCCCGAGATATTCACTCCGAATCGCACAGGAACAATCATTCCGAACAACAGAATTGGTGGCGGGGGAACTGTCATCAACATCACTGTTACAGGCAATACATTCGTGGGAGAGGATCGGGAAACTGCTAACAGAATCGGGGATCAGATCATCAAAAGACTCGAGCTGGTTCATCGATTCGGACTATCAATATGATCACAATCACAATCGATGCGATAAACAGAACAAGTTTGATCGATTGGAAGTCCTTCAAAAAGATTGAGATTCTCACAAAAGAGGCAGATATTCTTGAGTTCAGAATTAAGAGATATCCTTCAAAGCTTTTCAAGCCCGCGCTCAATGAAGAGGTGATTGTTACTCGTGATTCACTTCGAATCTTCGGGGGTAATATCGTGGAAGTTCGAGAAGAGGTGCAGGGGAAACTGCTCTTCTTCAATGTCCTTTGTAAAGACTTTACATTTCTCTTGGATCGTTTCCTTGTCACGAGACGATATGAATCTCTCACAGCGGATGCCATCATCGCAGATATCGTTGCGAGTTTCGTTGAGGCAGGATTCACTACAACAAATGTAGTTGCTGATGTGGTGGTGTCGGATATGAACTTCAACTTTTTCTATGTCTCCGATGCTCTTCACAAATTGGCAAAAGCGATTGGCTTCGACTGGTATGTGGATTATGACAAAGACATCCACTTCTTCGAAGAAGAGCAGAACATCGCCCCGTTCAATGTCACAGAATTGGTTGCTGATGAAGAAAACTTCGTGGGCGATTCTCTTCGATTATCCGAGAACATTCATCAGTTGAGAAACAAGATCATTGTTCGAGGTGGGGTGCTTCTCGGGAATGTGGTTGCGAATACATGGATTCAGGACGCAAGCGGACAGACGACTTGGTTCATCGGAAGGGATCATGTATCGATAACTGTGAAGCTGAACAGCGTTGTGCAGACTCTCGGGAAGGAAGGAGTCGATGATGAAGATGCAACAATCGCAGTTTTATATAATCCGAACTCGGGACATATTCGATTCAAGACAGCCCCATCGGAATCCGATGTGATCGATTCCACTTCAACACCAGAGTACCCGCTCATCAAACAATTCGATGATACAGTTTCAATCGGGGATTTCGGGATCCATGAATTTGTGATCGTGGATAAAACTCTCAAGTCATCGGCGGCGGCTAACCTTCGGGCAAAGGCAGAATTGAAAAGATGGGGGGATGAAGTTCGGGTGGGAACTTTCACTACTTACAAGGATGGATTGAGATCGGGGGAATTGATCACAGTCGATCTCCCCACGTTCGGGATAAACAGGAGATATCTCATCAACAGGATCGTAACTACTGCGCGAGGTCCCGAATCAGACCTCCGATATGATGTATCTCTCCTCGCATCGGAAAGCAACACGATGATTGATATTCTTTCCGATCTTCTTATCAACCGACCTCTTGCGGAAATTGAGATCCAAGAGAATGAGATCATCGATCTAGTCAAGTCATTCGAAGAAGAGGTGATCGTGGTGGAAGCATTCACAGCAACTGTATTTCCGAGAGCGATTCCTGATTTCGAAGATACAGTCACAGTTGTCGAACCAACCTTTACTATCAATGCATTCGTTCCATGTTGGGTGGCGGCTCCGTTCTTCGGGACATTCCCCACAGATACAAGAAGAATCACCTTTACTGATGTGGGAGCAGAGGCTCAAGATGATACTCCATGTGCCACTTAACATTTTTTGCTATAATAGAATCATGAAAACAATCTCCAAAGGCTTCCAAGAGGGCATCATCTCAAAAGGAATATGGACAATCACAGTCCGAGATCCTCTCGGGAATATCGTTTCACAAAAGACAATCGAAAATATCGTGGTTACTGCTGGAAGGAATCAGATCGCAAAGGCTCTCGCTGTTGAGTTGGTCGCTATATCAGATATCGAAATAAGCCATCAAGAATTGGGAACAGGAACTACTACCCCCGCAGTAGGCGATACAGGATTGGAGACTCCTACGGGGGGAACAAGAAAAGCCATCACCTCAACTGCATCATCGGGGAAACAATTGAATATCACTGCATTCTGGGCGGCTGGAGAGGCGACAGGCACGCATGAGGAGTATGGAACTTTTATCAATGGTACGGGAGTATCGAACTCTGGCGTTTTACTTAATAGAGTCCTTCTTTCGAGTGTGGTGGTTCTGGCCGCGAACTCTCTCACCGTAGATGGAACAATCAATTTCAATATATAAACATGAGTTTTAACTGGACAGCAGGAGACAAAATCACAGCGACTCGGTTGAATCAAATTGATTCAAATACTGAAAGTAGAATCGGCACAAATGAGCACAATATCTTACAGCTGTATCTTGAGAATTTTTTTGCCAATAAAGTTACTCCTTTTTTGGGATTATTTTTTGATGGATTTTCTGACACTACAAAGGCAGATATAAACACAAACACAACGATTGACACCGCAAACAAGAAATTGGATTTGGACGCAACATTCACATCGGGAGTATATGAGAGCATTGTCACCTCATTTCAGCAATCAATGAAAACTGCAAAGTTGTGGATTGTAAGAAAAGCAGGAACTTCAAACGTTAACTCAATAGATTTAGAGAAAGACTCAAGCCAATTTTTATCCATAACCGATGCCGCACAAACAGGATTAGATATTCTTGGTGATATTACTCTTGAAGCGTGGGTCAATATTGAAAGCCAACCTGCTACGGATATAGTCTATGGGATAATTTCTAAAAGAGACAGTAGCCCAAGTGGAGAGAACTCTTGGATTTTACAATACCAAGATGTTTCAGGAACAAAAAAGGTATCCTTATTTCTATTTGATGCTGCTGCCCCTATTGTAAATGTCAACTATATCTTTATTCAAACTTTGACGACAGGAACTTGGGTACACGTTGCAATGACTTGGAAACAATCAACTGGAACGGCAGAACTTTTTATAGACGGCGTAAGTCAGGGAACTGTCGTTGATACGTCTGCCGCTGATATAAATAATTCAACCACAGATTTTAGCATAGGACGGGCAGACGCAAAGGTTGGTTTGGAGAGTTTCTTTGACGGCAAAATTGACGAGGTAAGAGTTTGGGACGATATACGGACATCAACAGAAATATCTAACAATAAAGATAAACAACTTGTGGGAAATGAAGCGAATTTGCAAGGATACTGGCGATTGAATAATGATTTACTTGACGAAACAGCAAACAACAATGACTTAACGAATAATGGCGGGGCAGTATTTTCAACAGATATTTCACCTACATTTGTGGGTGATAAATTTAATCTTGATGCCGCAATTTCAGTGGGCGCAACAACACTTACAATTGATGGCGATCAAACAGGCGTATTCGCCAATGGAGATACAATTGATATTTCTACCTCTGACAATCTCACAAGAGAAAGAAAAACACTGACTGCCGTTCCGACTTTTGCTGCTGGAAAAACAACTCTGACATTTTCCGCCACCGCTAACGCCTTTGGAATAACTGATTTTGTTGAGAGGGTAAATGTCATTCCGCAGATTTCTTTAGTTGATGTCGGCACTGCCAAAAGTTTTCAAGCAATGACTTATGTGAGATCAGAATTGGGAACTGGGATAGGTTCAACTGGAAATGGCATTGCAAAGAATGAAGTTGAAGATGAATATGAATTTACCGCCCCTACCGCACAAGAAGATTTGAAAATTAAATTAGACCTTACAAGAAATGACACTAGTTTATCAGTTTTTGCGAAACGACTCGGGGTTGTTGTCAATATCTAATATGAAAAAAATTACTCACAGTTCAGGCGCTATCGAGATGATTCCCGATGAGAAGGAGCAGGCTTCGAAGGACAAATACAAAGGGAAAAAGAAGGAGTCGGATTTCACTCAAAAAGAACTCAATGGATTAACTATCGAGCTTGCAAAGCGAGCCAATTTGATATGAATGGAACAATCGATCCAGTAGAAAATGAGAGAAGAATGACGAAGATCGAAACAATCCTCGATGATGTAGTTGAAAATCATCTTCCCCATATCGATAAGAAAATCAACTGGGTGATCGGGATCCTCGTGTCCTTCATGATCAGCATCATTCTATTGCTCATTAAACTAATGACATGATGAAGAAAAACAACCCCGTTGAAATCTATGTGCATCACACCGCAGTATCTCGGGCAGTTCAATCGAGACAGTTCCTTCCTGTGAATCGATATCATCAGCGGAAGTTTGGAGCTTATTGCCTCTCATCGATGGCTTATTACGGAGGGTATCAGATCCTCATCGAGCCGGATGGAACAGAGTATCGATATCGAGAAGACAATGAAGAAGGATGCCACACCAAAGGATTCAATGATCGATCTCTCGCAGTTGCTCTGGCAGGACATTTTGATATCGAGAGTCCGACAGATGCACAGATTCGAACTCTCAAGAAGAGATTGCGAAAGTGGGTTGATCGATACAATATATCTCTCGAGAAAATCAAGCCACATCGTGCTGTGGCGAACACAACTTGCTATGGATCGAATCTCGCCAATGATTGGGGGAAGAGGATCCTCGATGATTCAAGAGAGGTCGAACTTGTAAAGTTGCAGAAGAAACTTGATCGGCTTCAGCTGATCATCATCGCTCTTCAAAAACTTATTCGTAGACTCTATAAAACAAAATGAATTACGATATTTTCAAAAGCACTCGATTCTGGTCAGTTGTCCTTGTCGCTGTGATCTGGTTCCTCGAAGGGAATGGATGGATGGCGCCAGAGGCAGTTCAGGCCATCACTACTGTCCTTATCGGGCATGTGATCATTCGCACAGTTGATAGACACGGAGACAAAACTAATGTATAATTCCACTCAATAAGATTCTCCATTGCTGGGCTATTCGTTAGAGCTTTGGCTAGTGCAACGAACAGGAGAGCCGACGATATCGTGGGGTGGAGTTCCTCTATTCAAAAGGGCGGGAGAAATCCTGCTCTTTTTTGATGGGGAATATTCGATATTATATGCTTGACAAAAAAGATGTAGCATGATACAATGTAAGTAGGTTGAAAATTGAATATTTGGTTCCTTGAACGAGGGGGTAAGGGGGATCGGTAGCCCGTTCTCGCAAAATCATTCTCAATATAGCATTACCCTCCCACAGGTTTGAGAGTAAAAAAATGCTAGAGAGATGGTGGAATAGCAATCCACTCTCTCGTTCAGGGAATCAATATGGACTGATGAGAGAGGGAATCGACAGCGAGGATCAGGCGGATGTCCAATGGATGGTTGCCCTTGCGGGCTATAAAATGCCATCTTGCCGAGTACTGCAAGCTCCTCGTTGCATTCTCTCTCTTATCAGTTCATTGCAAAAAAAATTATGAAAATTAAAAAAGCGTATCTAATTGACGAAAGATCAATCACAAGACAACCTCAATTAGAAGGGAAGGAATTAGACCTCGAAGTGCTTTATCCCCTTGTTGAGTGTCATATAATCGAGCATGTTGGACTGAAGAAAGGAGTGGATTTGTGGGTAGATGAAGAGGGATTGCTAAAGCCGAACTTTATTAACCGAATCGCAAGTAAAATGTATCAAGGTGCATATCCCCATGTAAAAGAAGAGCTTGGGATCGCGGGGCGTGCAATTCTTACGGACAACACAAAAAAGGGTGATTATATTGAAAATTGTTACAAATAACAAGGACACCCTTCGGGGTGTTTTTGTGTGGAACATTCGATATTTATCTATTGACAAATAGAGCCTAGCATGATACAATAGATTTATAAGGTCATCGACAAGACGGATTATCAATCACTTAAAAATTTTAACGTATGAAAAAAGAAGTTGAAAAGGCGTGGGGGGCTCTCGATAGGATCAAGTTCCTCATCAAGACAGGGGGGCTTGATTACGATGCAGGACATGAGTTCGCCTCGCCTCACTTGAAAATTATCAATGACAGAGGAAGGGAGGTTTCCAAAGAACATGGTCGACCCTACTATCCTCTAAAGTTTAACAAAATGATGCGATGAAAAAAAATTGTTCTATCTGCAAAAAAGACTTTGTTGAATTGGGGAACAATGCTGAACCCGTGAATGCGGGAACCTGCTGTGATCATTGTAATTCCACTGTAGTGATCCCTGCGAGGTTGAATCAAATCAAAAAACAACATGGGCGCAGACTTATATAGACAAAAACAGGAGCATCACATCTGTGGCTTCGAAAGAAGCGAAGATGCGATAGGCAAAGGATATTTCCGAGATGCCTATAATGAGGGATCGATCCTTCGAAAGTTCGATCTCTCATGGTGGCAGGATATCTCGGGAGTCCTCACCGACAAGGAAGGGGTGATGTCTCCTGAAAATGTCGTCAAGTTCAGATCAATGCTTGATGACAAATTATTCGAAAAGAATCTCGAGATTGAATCTGTGGAGAGCAAAAAATACTTCCGAGAGGGGGCGACTCTTCTCAAAAAATATCTCGATGAGACTATTGATCGTAAAGTGGGCATTGAGTGCTCATTGTAAAATGACTAAAACAAAAGTTACTAGAGAGGAATTGAAAGAACTAACAGAAAGCATGTTCAGAAAAGTTGTTGAGGCAGGAGCGGGATCACAATTTATGACATTCGTCAGGAAAGACGCGAAGGAAGAGGGCGTGAAGATAGGAGCTATTATCGGATTTATAGTCGGATTCGCTATCGCCACAATCGGAGCGATTCTGATCGCAATATAATGTTCTGGCAAAAAAAATTACCAAAGCCAAAGATTGATCCGAACCGACTGATGACGATGAAGATCCTCATGATGACAGCGATCTTCTGCAAGAGACTCGGGATTTCTCCGAGAGAATATCATCGACTTTTGCAAGAAGAGGCGAAGAGCATGGAGTGGCTTAATGAGTTCAACCAAGTCGTGATCGAAGAATTAAAATCAAAAGGGATCGGACACATGACCGAAGATGGCAAGCTCGTTCCTGACAAAAAACATGAGTAAAATTATTCTTAAAAATATCGGGCGTGGAAAAATCAACAGAACGCTTGAACTGGAACAAAACCTTGATGAAGAAAATCTCGCCGAAATTGCCTACACAGAAGTTTGCAAACATCTTGCAAGCAGTAGCGTTGAACTTTCTCCAGACGGAAAGAAAGGAAAAGGGTTTTGGAAGGTGCGTGTTGGAATAGGCTACCATGTTGGCGATGTGCAAATAATTGTATGAAAAAAAACATGGATGAAGATACAGAAAAATGCGGAGAGTGTGGTCGGAATGCTCCTTCCGAGTGCCTCTCTCCGATGGCTGTGGGCGGTGGTGGAAAGTTAGGCTACACACCCGCTATCTGCCCCCTGTGTGCCTTAAAGATATCAAATGAAGTGCATGGAATCGAGAGAACAGAGCTCACAGGGACAATGGCTCAACAAATGCTCGAAGAGTGCGAGGAGTATTATCAGGAAACTAACCAAATATAATTATGATTGATACTTGGACATGCCATGCTTGCAACAAAGAAAGACCTGACCGTAGCATCAGCGTCTTAACTTATTCACTAAAGGATTTGCCAAATGCAGAGCGCAACTTCAGGTATTGCAATGACAACGATGAGTGTCTTGCAACTGCAGAAAAAAATGCTCGTGCAGGAAAGCCATGAGGAGAATCAGCGATGGAGACCTCCAACTCCTCATCGATGGATTGACGGAGTACAAAAAGGATGGCGTGATCGATCCGTGGTTGCTCGGTGATGGTCGAATCATCGAACCTCTCGATGTCCTCCTTGAATTACAAGAGTTAAGATCACAATCATGAAAAAAATACACAAATATGGGACAGGGGATGAAGTGCCTAAAGGCGCAGAATATCTCACGACAATCGTTCAAGAACAGAGCATCGCGCAAGATAATATCCAAACAGTCACAACGCGATTGGTGTGGCATTATTTTCTTGTTGATGTTGATCAAAAACAACATGAATAAAATCAGCGAGAAAGCATTTGCTATGCTGTGCTATCTTGTCCTGATGGATCATCACGGACATGGATATATAGATGCTCACCCTTCGTATATCGAAGAAAAACTCTACATTCTCAATCTCGGAATCGAGGCGTGGGAATTATTGGACTATCCCAATCAAAGGAAAGTTCTCCAGTATCTCGGGCATTGGAAGTTTCAAGTCCCCGAAGAGATCAAAAAGCAAGAGGCGGTTCGCAAAAAATATCATGGCGAGAATATATAAAAAGCATTACACATCATTCAATCGGGAGATCCTCGGGGAAGTCCTATCGCAAAAAGCCCTTCGTAGTTTGGATCGATTTTATACCCAAGCGAAGGTGATCAGGACTCTTCGGAAACTCCACGATGATCCTGTCGTGCAATTCAACTATGAAATACAAATCCTTGATCGTAAACCCACCAAAAAAGTGTTGAAGTGAAAGGGATCCTAATCGATGTGGGGATAAGGTGTGCGTATGTGTATAAAACAAAGACCCGACAGAAGTCGGGCTTTTGTTATAATAGGTAGATATCAGCTAACCTATTAAAATCTATGTTTTCACCTTCATTCATTATCATACCAAAAAGCGTTTATCAAGACAAGAAGCTCCAACCTCTCGATCTCAAGGTATGGGGCATTATTTATTGGTATCTCAATCTTAAGGATGGAAAATGTTTTGCCTCGAATCTCTCTATTGCTCGGCAGTGTGGATGCCTTGAAAGGTCGGCAAAAAGAAGCGTGAAAAGGCTCGAAGAAAGGGGTCATATCAAAAGATATTTCAAAGACAAATCAAAAAGGAATCGAATCAGAATTGAGATTACTTCTGCTTTGATGGGTCAAATGGTCACTCGCGAGGGTCCATCTGATGACTCTATCGAGGGTGCATCTGGTCACCATATAAAGAATAATATAGAAAAGAATAGAGAGGTTGCGACAAAAGTCGCGACCCCCCCTAAAAAGACCCGAAAGGACTCCGATCCAATGACTCTTGACGAATTTGTGAAGTTATGCCGAAAGGACAAGAATCGACATATCAATCTCATCGCTGAATATGCTGATGAGAAGAAAGTCGGATTCAAGACCTATGGACAGTGGAGATTATTCATTGTCAGGAATGTGCGCCCCGCAAGGGATCTCTCCCATTTTGACGATGATCAGATCAGCAAAGCGATGAAAAGAATCGATCAGGCGAAGAATGGAGATCGATATCTTACGAAGTGGACTCTTGAAACAGTGTTGAAATATCTCGAGGATTGACCCATCATCGGGAGCGTGTATAATTAAAAGACTGGAACATTCGGATAGTTCTTTGAATGAGAGACAAAGAGTATTGTGGCGGTGCTTTAAGTCATTGGTTATCTAATAAGCTCGGCAAGGTTAACCACATAATCCCTTGCCTCTCTCATTCAGGGAATTCAACTATGCTCAAAAAATTCCTACAAAAACAAAAGAAGCAGACCGAATCTTTCCGAGTGATGGACAAAACTGATCTTGAGTTGTTTGATTCGAAGATCAAGAAGTATCTTGCTGAATGGTGTGTGGACAGGGCGAAAATGTCCTTCGAGGATCCCAGAATGAGCGATGAGGGGATGAAATGCCCTCAAGGGTATCATGCGGTTATGATCCTCACAAAAGAACAGAGAGAGGCGTTTCTGATGGATCAGGGAGCGATCAATCGGAATGGATCAATCATCGGGCAAAGGGTCGGGGGGGAGTGGCAACTTCCTTTTTTATTCCATAAGCTCGAGGATCAGATCGGGCAGTGGGAATCGTGGAAGGGCAAGAGGCAATATGCACAGATGAAACAGCTTGAGGGTTACGAGGAGAGGGCCGGAGAGAAATCAATATGAAAAAATGTTTACTTGAAAATAAGCACGCTAAACAAGCAAAAAATGTAGAGCATTGTGTGTTTTGTAAAAAGAAAATAGGCCTATCTTATAAAGAGAGGGTGCAAAAAAGAGTTGATTTAGTGCCATATCTGGTAAAACAAAAAATTCTTGACCTTCTTCATTCAGGAAAAACTGTTGGGGAAGCCCTTGATGAGTCGGGCATCAAAGACAGAGATGCGGGTTACGAAATTATCAATCAAAATATTGATTCGGTTCACTTTTTGAGAAATACGGCATTATGAAAATAGTATTGAGGGCGTTAGTACTTTGATGGGGGAAGATAAAAAATGAGGGGGTGGGACACGAACCCACCTATATGAGGCAACGGGTGCAACGCCTAAAAAACATGAGGTTTGCCCTCAACTCTCCCCATCAGAGCATTAATTACTTGATTCCTGTCTGCGAGTAAATTCGGTTTTTATTTTCCACCCATGGGATTTTGAGCTTGAGTTTTCCTCAATCGTAGGCAGGAATCAGGGTACTATAACAAGAAGATGTCAATATTGAGGACTTGATATTGACTCGAAGATTCGATATAATATAGATATTAACAAATTATTCCCGCTGTCGAGGGAAGATGAACCATCATTAAAAAATATGGTTGAAGAAAAAAAAGACCTTGAGATTGTGACAGAATCCAAGGCAGTTCTATTACAAGGCGATCCCGAAGCGCAGTTGGCGTTTGCACAAAAGTCCTCATCGGCTCTCATGGCTATCATGAGACAAAAGCCGAAGAAGGTGATGATCAATGGGGAGCAATATCTCGAGTTCGAGGATTGGCAAACTGTTGCTCGGTTCTATGGAGCGAGTGTCGGGGTTGAGTGGACAAAAATCATCATCAGGGATGATAAAGTTTTCGGCTATGAGGCGAGAGCGTATGTGAAGATGGGGGGAGAGATCATTTCAAACGCAGAGTCTGCTTGTATGCGTGACGAGCCGAAGTGGGACACTAGAGCAGTATATGAATGGGAAAATAATAAGCGTAAAAAAATCGGGGATGAGCCCGTGCCGGAATTTCAGCTTCGGAGCATGGCGCAGACTCGAGCATCAGCAAAAGCCCTTCGCAATGTTTTTGCTTGGGTGGTCGTTCTCGCAGGATTCAGGCCAACTCCTTCCGAGGAGATGCCTCTTGAGCAATCGAATTATCAGGATCAGGATCAACCGCCATTCCCGTCAAAGCCTTCACCGAGGGAACAGGCGCCGAAGGCGGGAACCAAGGAGATTGATCAAGGAGATGGCAATGTTTTGATCTGCTCGGTTGAAAATTGCGATGTCGAATTGAGCGAGAAGGTGGCGCAGTATTCAATGCAGAAATTCGGGGAAGGATTGTGCTTCGATCATCAAAAAGGCGCAAATAAAAATGGTTGAAACAAAAAAGAAGGAGCTGTCCGTCAAGTCGATGGCAACTCTCTCGGAAAAACTCTATCAAGTGCGAAGGGATATAGAGGAGATCGAAGAACATTTCCGAGAGTCAATCAATTATCAAAAAACGATCCGAGATGGCTTGCAGGGAAAATTGCTCGATGCCATGAACCATCATGGGTTGAGATCGCTGAAAACAATATCGGGGGATTCATTCTATATCGGGTCGAGAAAATCAATTAACATCATTAACCCGATTTTCGCGCTCAAGTGGGCGAAGGAAAATCATTGCTTCAATGTCGACAAAAGACTCGTGGCTCAAAAACTCAAGAGCATGGACAAAGTTCCTGCAGGTTTCGAGCTCATTGAAGGGCAGTATATTGGGATCAAAAAACCGAAAGAAAAAGTCCTCGATCATCTCGCATAAAAACGAGAATCTCAAGCAGTATCTTGATCGGTTATTCGATGAAGCAAGAGTGCTGTTCGACAGATCGAAGCGGTGGGGCAAGATCGAAATGATCACAGCGCTCACAATGATCATTGTGATCTGGTCTACAGGCGTTGTTTGGATATGGATCATCGCATTCAACTTGTGGATGATAGTGGCTCTTTCAAGGAATCTCTATATCGATCGCCACTTGAACAAAAAGTTCGGAGAGATCGAGGGAGCATTCCGTGTCTTGAGGCTCCTCGGGTTGATTGATGATGATAAGCCGAGCGGGAAGAAGGACAGGGAAACCAAGAAACAAAAGAGGGCTTTATTCGAAAGGCTGAAGGAAACATGGGGCAAGATCAGACTCGCACCTCAACTTCAGCCACAGTTGGCGAAAATAAAATCATGACCAAAGAAGAAAGATTTAAAACAAAAGTGAAAGCGGGGATTGCCCTTCTAAATGTAGCAAGACCAACATGGCTTACGAGAATAGATTTAGGCAGGCTAGATTTAGCTAGTACTAATTCCTGAACAGTATTAAAAAGGGAGAAACAATCAGGCCAGATCACTGCTCTATTTGTAAGATCAAAACTACCCCCCCACGCCCACCATGATGATTATTCAAAACCGCTAGAAGTAAGATGGGGGTGCCGAACGTGCCACGCTGGGCTTCATAGCAAGAAGAAGAAATGATAAAATTAAGTCATGCAATATTCACAATACAGGCTCACTCTTTCGAGATGGGATCCTGACAAAAAGAGATTCATTCGGATTCAGGCGGCTGATGCGGCCTTTAGCCCTGAATTTTTTGCTCAAGCTATTGGAGCAGATGGCGTACTTGAAAAATTATTCGCTGATCGGGCAACAGAGATGATTCGAAGAGAGTTGAAGATTTCCCGAAGTATGGCGAAGGTGGGCTTATGATGCACAAAGAAACAGAAAAAGAGTTTGTAGAAGAAGGCGCTAATCTTGAACATGATAGATGGGCGAGGTGGCAGAAGTATATGTTTTCAAAATGTCTTCTTTATAGAGATGGGGCATTGATTATTCCGCAAAAGTTTGCATCAAGATGGTTTCGTCAAATCGACACATTATATTCAGAACTCTCCGAAGAAGAAAAAGAAAGTGACAGAAAAGAAACAAGGCAATATCTTGAACTCATATCTCAATTTTTTATAGACAAACGAACATTAAAAGAGTTGAGCTGTCCAAAGCACAGAATTGCTGATACCAAAAGTGCAACTTTGGGTGGTTGTGAAACTTGCAAAACTCTCCAAGATATAAAAGATAAATTATTGTGATCCTCGATATCCTCATCAAGTCCGAACAAAAAGAATATGCGTGGGCGCTTGTCAAGCGAGTCAATTTCGGCCAGAGAGGAGAGTTCGATGGAGATCAGGAACAACAATATACAGGGATACTCGGCGAAGTTATGTTCGCTGATATCTACGGATTCACCCGACCTGATGGTTCGGGTGGTTTCGATAATGGGATCGACTTCACCCACAAGGGAATCAAGATCGATCTCAAGACGATGGGCAGAACTGTCGATGTCGGGATGACAAAAGACTTCGTGAATAACCTTGTCGCATCGCAGATCGAATATGATGCTGATGTTTATATCTTCGCATCGATCAACAAAGATTCGGGGGAGTTCCAAGTCCCGGGGTTCTATCTCAAGAAGTGGGGATTCGAAAATTACAGAATCCCGAAAGGGGCGAAAAGAAGAAGACACGATGGCACGATTTTCGAAACTGAAGCAGAGATGTTTGAGATTCCCAATTCATGTATCGGCACAGCTGCTTCGTGGGGGAGCTTGCTTCCTGATATTGAGAAAGCGATGAAGGGCTCGGGGAACAAGAAGGATGAGAGATGCAAAGAGGGACACAATACAAGGATTGCCAATATCGATGTTCCAAAATTCGGATATCGAAAAGTTTACTGGTGTCCGATATGTGAAAACATCCTTGCGATCGATGGGATTCTTTCAATCATGGCTCTTGAAGATGGTATGAAAATGAGCGATGTGTTCAGCTAGAAGTCTTGTGGCTTTGCCCTCTTTGCCACAAACAAGCACCTCATGTGAAAATTTGATATCATTAGACTGACAGGTCGAGCCGATTATAAACTCAATCCTCTTTTCAATCATGGTATATTTAGATGATGAAAATGCAGAGGCAACTCCACCCGCAGAGGGCGGTGAGCAAGCCGCAGAGGGCGGCGAAGCTGCCCCTGAAGGCGACAAAGGTGGTGCTGACGCATAAAAAAGAGCCAAAGTTTTTGGCTTCAAATTGAGTCGGAAGGGCAGGAGAAATCCTGTCCTTTCATTTTACCACATGATCTTGCTATTATGAAGTCAATGTGGGGAAATGCTTGCTTTTGCCTTTCGGCATTTCTCTGTACAATATAGGTGTGCTAAAACAAAGTCCATTTAAGAGAAAAAATACGCTTGTTGTTAAAAATTGCAAGGAGTGTGATGAGGATTTTGAATCTCGTTCATATAAAATGAGAGCCTTTTGCAGTCATCGTTGTGCAAACGCAAGGATAGCGAGAAACAATATGGAGAAAGCAAAAAGAGATATTGTTTGCAGAACTTGCAAGAAACAATTCACAAAAAGAGCAAGCGACTTGAAAATCTATGGGAATTCCCTAGCCAAAAAAAGAGGACAGTATTGTTCTCGGCAGTGTTGGACAGCAAGGGTGCAGACTATATCATCACTGAAAAAGAGAACTTGGAATGTTTTTAGTAAATACATTCGAGAACGAGACAATTGGGAATGCTTTACTTGCGGTGTTGTAAAGAAAGGTTCAGCTATGCACGCAGGACATTTTATTTCAAGGAGATATAATAGTGTTTTATTTGATGAGAAGAATGTTCACGCACAATGTGCTTCTTGCAATATGTGGAGAAACGGACAGCCTCATATTTATGCTGATAAAATTATTAGAATCTACGGGAAGAAAGGCTTTGATGATTTGATTAAAAGAGGCAGTTTGATTAAAAAATTTACAAAAGAGGAGCTTCTCAATTTGCATGATTGTTACAAATCTAAACTTTTGTGCTATGATTAAAGAGGTCGAAGAATCGATACAAAAACTACCATGAAAATTATCAAGAAAACAGAGATCGTTGATGACATCATCGGCGGATTAAGGAAAGAAGGGAAAGCGAGATTCGATTTCGGGACATTCCATGTGAAGCGAAGAAAGAAAGGGAAGATCATCAATTCACAAACAGGGGAACAGATCAAGGTCAAGCCGTATCTCACTCTCTCTTTCAAAGCGAGCAATCAGATGAAAAATTCTCTCAAGGGGATTCGCATCAAATCGCATGGATGATTCCGAAATACAAATCAATTATCTTCGAATCGATGGATTGAAGCCGAGTGAATACAATCCTCGGAAACTATCGAAGAAGGAATATCACAAGCTCAAGCAGAGTATTGTGAAATTCGGAATGGTTGATCCGATCATCGTGAACATGCATCCTGCTCGGGAGAATATAATCGTTGGCGGGCATCAGCGATTCTATATTTGCAAAGAGCTCGGGCATCAAACAATCCCTTGTGTTTTTGTGAATCTCGCCCTTACGGATGAGCAAGAGTTGAATGTTCGACTGAATAAAAATCTCGGGGAATGGGATTATAATATGCTCGCAAATATCGATGAAAGCATCTTGAGAGATTCGGGGTTCGAACAGAAAGACCTCGATAAGATATTCGAATTGAATGATGATATTGATGAGCCATCGATTGAGTTCACGAAGGAGTTGCTCGAAGAGAATAATTACATTCTTTTTGTATTCGATAACACAATGGATTGGCAAGTCATTCGGGATCATTTCGATCTCAAGACTGTCCTCGCTCTCGATTCAAAAGAGGGGTATGAAAGGCCGGGAATCGGCAGAGTCGTGGATGGAAAGAAATTGCTTGCCCTTGTGCAAAAATGAGAATCTTCATCATCAGCTACAAGCGCCCTTCGAAAGTTCGAACTTCAAGATGGTTGAAATCGGCAGAGATTGTGGTTCCCGAATCACAGAAAGCGGATTATGAAACCTACAATGAAAATCCGATTCTTGCGATTCCTGACGAAGAGGATGGGAATATCTCGAAGAAAAGGAATGCGATCCTCAAGCGATTCGAAGGAGAGGACATCGTGATCCTTGATGATGATGTCGGGCATGTGGGATATCACGAAGAAGGCATCATGTATCAGGCGAGGGAAGATCAGTTCATTCGATTCTGCGAACAGATGTTCCTGATGGCGCATGATCTCGGGATCGGATTGTGGGGGGTGAATGTTCAGACAGACAAGAAGTTCTATCGGGAATACTCTCCATTCTCCCTGACAAGCGTGGTTCTCGCGCCATTCTGCGGGATCATCAATACAGATGGGATCCGATATGATGAGGAGATATTCCTAAAAGAAGACTATGATTTCTTTATCCAAAAGATTTACAAACATCGGAAAGTGTTGCGATATAATAAGTGGTATTACATGAGCGATCATATCAAGAACGAGGGGGGATTATCCGGACACAGATCGATGGTTTTGGAAAGGGAACATGCGAAGAAACTTCAACAAAAATGGGGAGATTCTATTGTGAAGATTCGCAGGAACTCGATCAATCCTGTGGTTAAGATTCCCATCGGGGGAATTTAATAACTGCCAATAGCTGACATTTGAGTTATGGACAAACAAGAGAAAGTTGAATCACAAAAGTCCTGTGTCCATGTGTGGCACTTCATAGAGAAACACATTGGCACTGATGTCAAAATAACATATACGTTTCACTGTGTGCTGTGCTTGGAGATCATACAAAAATGAAAAGCAGAATTATAATGAAAGACGAAAAGCTCCGCCAATTTGGTTTGGAATATTCTCAACGAAAGATTGAATAGGTTGCGTGATGAGGCGGCATTTCTTGAGAATCAATGCGACCTTATAGAGAAATTGGATAATGAAGAAAACAAATGAAGCCGAAACCACGAATTACAAAATTCATCCGATACGCTTCGGGAGTGGGGAGACATGCTTGGTATGAAGCAAAAACTTTCATGGGAAAAACTCTGATCCTGAAGAAACCCATCGTGGGGGGAGCTACTCCGCTGACCGAAGAAGAAAGAAAATTGATGTGGCATGAGGTTGAAAAATCTATGCAGAATCTCTCATTTCTAGGCAAACTCATGAATATAATTCGCAAAAATCTATGCAGAATCGGGATCCACAGATGGCTTCCAATGGACTCGGCAGGGAATTGGAAGTGTTTTTATTGTAAAATAGAAGAGAAGAGGGCATGACAGGGGTGATGCAATTTTTCTAGTAAGGTTTTATTGCATATGCGAGTTCGAATCTCGCCATGTCCATATGAAATTATCGAAGGAAAATATTGAAGAGATCAAGGCGCAGATTCGACAGTTAAAAGTTCAAAAACCAAATATATCCGCGAGGCAGATTGCGAAACTTCTTGATCGGGATCATACATTCATCTCGAAGCTTAAGAATAAAGTTGATCAAGAGAATCGCCATAAGATTGATCATGATACTGTTCGGAAAGAATTGGCGAGACTTGAGGAGTTGGTGCATGAGGGTGGTATCACCATGAGGGGAGTGATGTTTAACACAACCAATTTCGATAAAGAGAAAGTTGCCGCCTATGTCGCCCTGATCAATGCTTACAAGATGCTTCTCGATGCGAAATTCGATGCAGGGCTTTTCAGGAAGGAGCTCGGAAGGATCGAGGCGGATCACAAATTAAGTCCCGAAGATAAGGCGGACATCAAAAGAGTTATTGAATATGCAATCGGAAAAGGAAAACATCAACCCACAGGATTCGAACTTACTCACAACCTCGGAGATGGAGAAACTGATCGAGGATCCAAACAAGAGAAAAGTCCTCGGGGCTAATTCTCTTTCATGGTTCACATCCATCTATCTTCGGCCTTACTTAAAATCGGCAACTCCTTCTTTCCATTGGGATATCTACAATCTCCTGATGGATGAGAACATTCCGTTCCTCGAGATCGTGGCGTTTCGTGGTTCGGCGAAGAGCACTCTCGCATCTCTCGCATATCCTCTATGGTGTGCAGTCACAGGCAGAAAGAAGTTCATCATTCTTCTCTCGGACACTACTCTGCAATCTCATCTGCTCATTCGGAACTTGATCTCGGAACTCGAACACAATGAAGACCTCAAAGAAGACTTCGGGTCATTTCGAAGTGATGAAGAATGGCAAGCATCGAATCTCAATCTTGTGAATGGCACAAGAATCATCGCTCGATCCCGAGGGCAGAGGATCCGAGGATTGAGGCATCGAGAAGATCGCCCTGATCTTGTGATCTGTGACGATGTGGAAACTACTGATCACGTTCGAACAAAGGATCGAAGAGACAAAACTGAAGAATGGTTCTTCTCGGAAGTTCGCCCCGCTGTTGATGTGAAGACCGGCAAGATTGTCCTTGTCGGGAATCTATTGCATACTGATTCGTTTTATATGAGAGCAAAAGCGGTGATCGGAAAAATTGATCGGGCAAAGTTCGCGGCATATCCTCTTCACAATGAAGATGGCGTGAATGTCTGGCCAGAAGAATACCCAGAGGATCGGGTGAATGAAATCAAAGCATCGAAAGGAGCATTCTATCTTCGGGAGTACGAATTGAAAATCGTTCCCGATGAGGGTCAGGTTGTCGAGAGAGTTCACTACTACCAGAAACTTCCGATGATGAAGAGGCTTGCCATCGGAACTGATCTTGCAATCTCGGAAAAAGAAACTGCTGACTACACAGCGATCGCAGTTGTTGGCGAGGATGAAGACAGGAATATGTATTCAATTTATAACTGGTACGGGAGAGTCAATTTCAATAAGACCTTGACAAAGATTGATGAAGTGTATCGTGCTATGAAAGACAAATTTAAGGGGGTTCCTTGCGTTGTTGGGTGGGAAGATGTGGGATACCAGCGAGCAGGGCAACAGGAAGCGCAGAGAAGGCATAACTACCCCATCAGACCCATCAAGAGAACCAAAGACAAAAGAGCAAGGCTTCAAACAATCGAGCCGAGATTATCAACAGGGCAGATGAAGTTCCGAGAGGATGGGGATGAGGATGCGATAATCCAAATCCTAAACTTCGGTGTCGAACAGCACGATGATCTCATGGATGCTTACGAGATGGCGATCTCTCAACTCGGCACTCAACCGAGGCCATCGATTGCATGGGTATAGAAAAATTTGCTAAAATAAAAGTACAATGTTTGATCGAATCAAAAAGGCTTTCGGTTGGGTCACAAAAGCGAAGTCGCCTTTCGTTGCGATCCTTCGTTCTGTTTTCGGCGAGGGAATCATCGGGAAAGAAAAAAGATTCCTTGATGCATACAAGGGGTGGGTGTATGCGTGCGTAAATGTTATCGCAGAAGAGGTTGGAGCAATGAGGCTTCGCCTCATGGAAGGTGGCATGCACGATGATGAAGAAGACGAAGAAGTATTCGAACATCAAGCTCTCGAAGTTTTGCACAGACCGAATCCTCTGATGACAGGATCGGAACTCCTCTCTATTACATCAAGCCATCTCGATCTCGATGGCAATGCTTTTTGGTATATCTTGAGAAACGAATCGGGGATGATCGTTGAGGTGTATCCTCTTCGCCCGGATCGGGTGAACCTGATTCAAGATGTAAAAGAACCATTGTCATTGAAGGGGTACATCTACAATCAAGAAGGAGGATCAAGGATTCCTCTCGAACTTGATGAGGTTCTCCATTTCAAAAACTTTCATCCTGCCGCGAAGTATCCATTCCCTGATCGGGGCATGGGAGTTGTTGAAGCGACGGCTCTCACTATCGATACAGATGAATTCGCTCGAGAGTGGAGTCGAAACTTTTTCCTAAACTCCGCCCGACCTGATGGCGTTCTCACTTATGAGGGCGATCTTGATGCGGATGAGTTCGAGAGATTGAAGGCAGAATGGACAACAGAGCATCAGGGGGTTCGCAATGCAAAGAAAACTGCGATCCTCAAGTCGGGAATGAAATATGAAATCCTCGGCTTTTCACAGAAAGATATGGAGTTCATTGAACAAAGGCGATGGACTCGAGATGAGATTCTCGCAATGTTCAGAGTCCCAAAAACTATTCTCGGGATCACAGAAGATGTGAATCGAGCCAACGCAGAGGCTTCCAACTTCGTGTTTGGCTTGAGAGTATTGAAACCACGATTCACAAAGATCGTGGAAGTTCTCAATGAGTTCTTCCTTCCGCTATTCGATGATGGAGAGGGATTCTTCTTCACATTCGATTCTCCTGTTCCCGAAGATCGAGAGGCGACCATCCGAGAGTATGTCGCAGGGATGGATCGATGGCTCACAAGAAATGAAATCAGAATGAGAGAGGGGCTTCCTGAAACAGAAGAGGGAGATACCTTCTTCGCGCCTTTCGGATTGCAACCACAGGACAAGGTCAAGGCAATAAAAATCGAAAGAGAAAAGCCAACTCTAGTCCTCAAAGACCTCAAGGATCGGAAGGCAGAGAAATCAAAGTTTGCAGAAGAAGAAGAACATGTATTTCTCTCGGATAAGGTTGTGCATCAATATGGCACGATGTTCGAAAAAAGAGTTGAAATCAGCGTTGAACATTTCTCAAAAAATATCATCAAGTTTTTCGAAGAACAAAAGGATCGAGTCGTTGAGAATCTCCGAAAAGAAATGAGAGGGCTCGAGCCACAGGAGTTCAAGATGAAGGATTCTGATCTCTTCTTCGACTGTGGGAATGAAATTGAAAATACAAAAGCATTGATCATCGAACATCTCAATGGATATACAGAAGCGGCGAAAGACAATGTGATGCTTCTTCTCAAGGGATGGGATGATCCGACCAAAGCAAAGAAACCGAGAAAAGTTCCTGAAGCACAAATCCTCGAAGAGTTCACTATTGATGAAGAAGCTTTCAATTCCTTCCTCGATGAGAGGGCAGAAAACTTTGCTCGAAGAACCAATGAAGAGATCAGAGATGATCTGTTCAATCAGATTCGGCTCGGAACAAGCAAGGATGAAGACTTGAGTGATATCATCGAAAGGGTTGAGGATGCACTAGGGAAGCGAAGAATCGAGGCACAGGGCTTCAATCCGACCACAGTGGCAAGAACTGAAATCTCGGCTCTTGAAAACTTCGTAAGTGAAGAATCATTCAGGGCATCGGGGATCGAGAAGAAGCGATGGGAAACTGTCACTCCTGATTCGCAGATTGATCGTGCCTGCCTCATGAACAAAAAAGTTGTTCGGAAAATCGGGATCAGCAAGAGTACAGGGAAGGCGACAACCTTCCCGAGTGGATCGGTTCGCCCTCCCGAACATCCAAACTGTCTATGCTTCCTCGTTCCAGTGAAATAGAAGAATGGACAAAAATACAAAACAAATAAGAGAAGCTCTCAAGGCGGAGCTTTCTCCTCATATCGTTGGACTCCGTAATGAGATCAAGAAATTGATCAAGGCTTTCCGCAATGCTCACAGAGAGGATCAGGCAGAGATCAAGCAAGTCCACATTACGAATCATGATCCCGCAGTCAAGAAAGTTGAGGTGCAGAATCCTGTGGACAATGTCGAGACATTGAAACATATCGAGATGGCGATCGATGAGGGATCAGAAAAGACCGAGAGGGAGTTCATGAACTTCGGGAGCTATCTGAAATCTCTCGGGCTTGGTTTCTCGAAGTGGATGACATGGGCGAAAGAGGATGCTGAAAAAACAAAGAGCGTGGAAGTCGAGAATCTCGATGAGATCAAGTTCCCGAAGGAGATGGAGATCACAAACTTCCCAACACAGAAAGAGCCACCGAAAGAGATATTCATCAAGAACAGAGATGTGGGAGAGGCGATCCCTGTTGTCCTCACATCAGCAGATCGCAAGAAGTTCTATTCGGCAATGACTGCGCTATTCGGATCGGGAGGTGGTGGTGTCCCCACAATCGTGATCGATCTCCTTAAGAAGATTGATCAGAATACTGATCAACTTGAACTCAAAGCGGATACTGTAATTCTCAATACAGATGAACTCGAGGCTCGGCTTGGCGATCTCACTGATACAGAGGCGACAGGGAATGGATCGATCAATGCGATCCTTAAAAGGATTCGAACATTGCTTGCAAAAATCCCGTTCCTCACATTCATCGGGGATCGATTGAAGGTTGATGCAGATGTCACTGTGATGCCTGACCCCCGCCCGGGCTTGCGGATAGCCGAGTTTTTAAAAGAGAGCGGCGGGTCGTCTGACCTGAACGTTGACGGCTCCGTCACACCCGTTACGTTTTCGGCAGCACCGCCCACCGGAAAAAAGTGGTTCATACAGAGCGTCACGTTGGTGCTCGAGGACGCGAGCATCAACTTCACAAAGTTTGGCGGCATACCCGGAGGCCTCACCAACGGCATTGAAATCAGGGTAAAGGAGGGCGGATTGGCGGAGGCGACATTGGGGACTTTTAAAACAAACGGAGACTTCCATGTGTTCACCACAGACATACGGATAGATAGTGCTGCTACTGATTTTCTCACGGTGAACGCCAACATAAAAGAGAATACGGGCACCACCCTCGAGATTGCCGATGCGAACAGCGAGATATTTAAAATAATTGTAAACGACGACCTAACCACATTGGACAGGTTCAACGTCCTCATAAAAGGGTTCGAGGTTGCCGAATAACATGCCAAAAGGAATCAAAATCATCACCGACGATAATCTAGACTTAAGCATTGTCGACATCGGCGGCAAGAAAGTTTTGGAAGTGTTCGACTTGAGCATCGGAGACATCGAGAGCGAGAACGGACTCGGCGCGCCATTCAAAAAAATATCCTACGCATCGACGCTCAAGCAGGTTCAGAAAGGGGGCAAGACAAAAATCACAATCAGGCCGAGGGTGCTGATTGAGAACATGATCGACGACACCAACAATGTGCAGGAGCTCGGGGCCGGGGGGATCACGGATGTCGGGCAGGTGTTCCGGCTGACCGGGGGCATCTTCGACATCGACAGGGTGCATCTCACGCTCGAGGCGATCGCCGGGGGAGCGATCACGGCGATCGACAACTTCGAGAGCTACGCGGATACTGCGGCGCTCCGGGCAGTATGGGTATCGAACGACACAACCAACACACCAAACACGCTTGAGACGACAATCGTGCAGGAGGGAACAAAGGCAATGAAAGTTGACATGCCGAACACGGGAACCAAATCAAAGGGCGACGACATCACAAAAACCTTCGGCGCAAATCAGGACTGGTCGGCATTCGATGGAATACAATTCCAATTCCGAAACGACGGCAGCTCGATCATCGAGATTCACATTGAGGACTCAAGCGGCGACGGCTCAAAGCAGACGATCACAGTGTCGCAAGAAGGTATTTACGAGTTCATCAAATTGAATTTCAGCAACTTTGTTCCCGTCGGCGCGATCCCCGCTGACCTGTCGATGGTCAAAAAAATAAAATTCGTCATTAAAACGCCGAAAGTTGCGCCGTTTTATTTGGATATCATTGAGATATTTTCAACGCAGAGCTTCGGAAACGTGGACTTGGAGCTCCACGACTTCGGAACAGACCCGACCCCGACGTCGCTCGGGATGCCATTGGTGACAAAAAGCTTCGACCTGCAAAGTGGCAAGAGAACTTACGAGATAGAATTCAAGGCAACCGGCCTCACGCCAAATAACTTCTTCGGGCTTGTCCTCACGAACCCGTCGGTGGCGACCGTGAAAGTGTTTGGCAAAAACGGAAGCGACCAATATGCGAGCGGGTTTGCGTTTGACAGCTCCGACAATGGGGCGAGCATCGCAAGCACGGGATCGGGGGACGACATGTTCTTCCTCGTGTTCGCTCTAGACAAGGCGATTTTCAACGGCATACGATTCACCACAAATGCCACGCCCGGGCAGGGAAAGATCAGCGCGTTCATAAACGACAACGCGAGTCAAAAAGGTCGAACCTCGCTGTTTCTCGGCGAGAGCATGCAGAACAGAAAGGAGGCAGACTTTCCAACAAAAACACAAACAGGCGTCGGGATCAAGATCAATAAGAACGAGCTCGTGCTCATCGCCTTCGAGGACGACGCAAGCTCTCTCGTCACAAAATTACAGGCGACGGTCTACTTCACATTCATCGACCGGCCGCTCAACGGATAACATGAATTTTGAATACCTAGTATTAAACAACCCAAGCGACGCGGAGGTGCAGCAAGCTGGATCAAACGGTTGGGAATTGGTCGTGGTAAAGGGAACCGCGTTTTGGTTCAAGCGGCCGGTGATCGCATAGAATCATGGTGAACAATCCACAGTAACTATTTTAAAATTATAAATTAAGCTATAATAAAATCATGATAGACATAGAAACATACGCACCCAAATCGGGGCGAGTTCTCAAGGAAGACAACACTGTTGTCAACATGGCAGAATTGGCAACTGCCGAAAATCTATTTCCTAAAAAAGTTACAGTCGCAACGGCGGGCACTCTCGTACAGCTTGCTGACCTTGCAGTTGAAAGTGTTGTCATCAAAGCAGACCCCACGAATACTGGCGACATTCTCATTCATGCTTCAGGCACTCCTGCGGCTGGTGAAGAATATCTTTTAGAAGCAGGGGATACTGTTGCTTTTGTCATTGATAATCTCAACAAGATTTTCATTGATGCAACAGTGAATGGTGAGAGCATTTATCGGCTAGGCATCAAATAACATGTTAGGACTTAAAATATTCTCGACGACAAAACCCAAAGGCGTGTTGGCGGTGACTCCGCTGACCGATGGAAGTGTTCCCTTCGGAAGTGGTGGAAAGTTGGGGCAAGACAATGCTAATCTCTTCTGGGATGATACAAATAAAAGATTAGGTATTGGGACATCTAATCCTCAAGCTCAACTTGAAGTGGGGGGTAACCCGGGTGCTTCTGTTGGAGGTTTCCCAAGTGGCAATCTTCATGTTACAGGTCAATCAGCTTCAGAAAATGCTAATTCGGTTATTACGGGTCATAACTTATTTGGAGGAAATAAACAACTTTGGTACTTTGGTTCCGTTTCAAGTTCAAATGACAACATTGCATTTATTAACAGACAAAATGCTAGTTTGGCTTTTTCAACAAACAGTCTTACAAGAATGACAATAACTTCTACAGGCAACGTCGGCATAGGGACGGCGAGTCCTTCAGGAAGATTACACATTGACCAAGCAAGTGCAACGGGTGCAAACCCCGTACTGTTCCTAGATCAAGCTGATGTCAGCGAGGAGATGATTCAGTTCGCTACTACGATAGGCGCAGGAAATGCGATTGAGGCAGTAGGCGCAAAAGTGCTGACAATAACACATTTCATCAAGGTAACTCTTCCGGGAGCATTGACACGATATATCCCCGTGGGGACGATAGCTTAATATGTACAAAATAAACGAAAAATTGGCGCAGGCGATTTTAAATTATTTAGGGAGACAGCCCTATGCCGATGTTTGGGAGCTGATAGGCGCCCTGCAGAATTTAGAGAAAATAAAAACGAGAATAAAAACAGACAAGAAATCATGACAAAAAAAACCACAAAAAAAATTCTCATCGGATATCTTCAAAAACAGGAAGGTGACAATCGATCTTTTGAAGTGATCGCATCTACTGATGATCTTGATCGGGAAGGTGAACGAATCGCTCAAGATGGATGGGAACTCGAGAACTACATGAAGAATCCTGTGATCCTGTGGGCTCACAACAATGAAGCTCCTCCTATCGGGAAAGCGACAAGCGTAAAAATTGAAGATGGCAAGCTCATCATTCGTGGAGAGTTTGCTAGTGCTGAAGCGAATCCTCTGGCAGAGCAGATTCGGCTTTTGCACAATGAAGGAATCCAACAGGCTGTATCCGTTGGCTTTATTCCTCTTGAAAGAGAGGGGGAAACAATAACTCGGGCTGAATTGCTTGAGTTATCTTTCGTTCCTGTTCCTGCAAATCCTGAAGCGATGGCGGTTCAGAAACGACTCAATCTCGATGAGAGGTTGATCTCTCCGAAGGTCGAAAAGGAGAGCAACATTATCAATTACGATCCAACTAATTTTCGAAACAAAATGTCTAAAATAAAAGTGAACGATGAGGCTGAAGAAGCAACAGGCCTCTCAAAAGAACTCGAAGAGATCAAAGTTGATCTCAAGGAAGTTGCTGTCGAGATCATCGAAGAGAAGATTCCTGCCATCGAGGAAGCTGTCGGGAAACAACTCGAGGGCGAGCAAGTTATCGTAGAGCTCGAGAAGGAAGTCGAGGAGATCATCGACAAGAACATCGATGCCATGGAAGAGGCCGTGGTTGAAGATGTTGCAGAAATTGTCGAGATGAATGGCGACAAGCAAGGAGATGCCATCATCGAAGAGGCAGAGATGGAAGTTGAAAAAGCCATCGATGACGTTGTTGTCGATATCGCAGAAGAAATCGGCACAGCGATTGAACAGAAGGCAGAAGAAATCCTCTCCGCAGTTGAGGAGGAAAAACAAGCCGAAGCTGAAGAGGCTCTTGCTCCTGTTATCAAGGAAATTGAAGATGAGATCATGAAAGAGATCGAAGATATGCTCATCGAAGAAAAAACAGCAATCGCCACCGAAGCTGTTGAAGAGGTTGGCACAGGCGAGCCAGATGAGAAGGCAGAGCATGAGGATGAAGATGAAGATGAAGATGAAGAGAAGAAAAAGAAGCAAGCTGAAATCGATCAGATATGCGATCCCACTGATCCTGCTTATGATCCTAAAAAGTGCGAAGAGATGAGGAAGGAAAATCCGAAAGAGGATGAGGATGAGGAAAAAAAAGCATAAGCCCTGATCTCAAGCAAAGGCCACCTACTTCTGTTCAAACAGTTATTCTCTCCAAGGATAAATTCCCCACTCGGGAGTCAGCAAGCAAGTGGGTGACAGATCATGATTTCAGGGCAGATAAGGTTGACGAAACCGATGAGTCTTTTCGCTATCGGCAATTCTCGCCCACACTCTGTCGCGAAGGTTCGGAAAGAACCATTGAATTGACCAAGGGGGTCAAGGCTGTGATCTGCAGAAAAAAAGAGACAAAGAAATCCCGAGGGAGAGGGCTCACTATATCAGATCGACTCTTATTGAAAAAAGTTTTTGCGGCGCTGGGCGAAAGCTCTAATCGAGCCGCCAACTCTAGCGGGGAAGGTCGAGATCCCGACAAGATTGTCATTTCAAAGGGAGAGTTATCCTCCATGCGAAGACAAATCTTGATCGGCATTAAGAATTACGAAGAAGTGCTCGGGAAACTCAAAAGGTATCTCGAGGACTCAAAAGAAGATGCGTAGAATTAAAAAACTATCCAGTCGGGAGATGCGAAAGTTCGCTGATGAAATGGTGAAGGGTCGTCTTGAAAAAGAGATCAAGCGCCTCGGACTCGACAGGATAGATCGGAAGTTCGGGAATCATCCTTTCCTCTCCGAGAAGGAGATCAAAGGACTCGACAAAAAGGAGAAAGTCGCAAAGTTCATCAAAGCTGTGTACTGGAAGGATACTGCTACCATGCAGGCTTTGGGTGGCAAGGCTCTTTCCGAAGGTGTCGCGGCCGCAGGTGGCTTCCAAGTCCCTGAAGAGTTCGCTGCCGAGATCAATAGAATAATCGAAGACTTCGGCCTCATCAGGAAACTTTCAAGGAAGATCACGATGACGACAGACAAGATGCACATTCCCCGATTGGCTAGCTCCGTTGGAGTTACCTTCCCGGGAGAGAATGTCGCAGGAACAGAGACAGAGCCAGTGTGGGAAGAAGTTTTGCTTCTACCCTCCACCGCTGTCGGGCTTACAGTCATGTCGAATGAATTGCTTGCAGATGCAAACATTTCAATAGTTGACTTGCTCGCAGAGTTGTTCGGCGAAGCTCTTGCAGGAGAAGAAGACAATCAAGGATTCGCAGGAACAGGTGCTCCGTTCACAGGCATTCTCAAGGACACGGGTGGTGTCTTTGAAGTTGTACTCGGTGCAGGTGACACAGACCCCGCCAATGCTGATGCAGATGATTATCGAGATGCGATCTCGGGAATCAAGCCATGGGCTCTCAAGGGAGCGGGATGGTTCTTGCACAGGACAGTGTGGGGAGCAGTTCAGAAATTGAAAGATGGAAATGGTGCATTCATTGCTGCGGCTTTGAATCCCATCATGAATCCAGTTGCAGGTTCGCCTCAATCGGACTCCTTCTTGAATCTCGTTGTCGGCACTCTGTGGGGATATCCTGTCTGGCTTTCAGACAAAATGCCCGCTACAGGAGTTTCGATCAACACCGAGTTTGCAATCTTCGGGAATTTGACACACCTGTGGTTTGGTGATCGACAAGGTATGGAGTTCACAGTATCCGATTCGGCTACTGTTGGCGCCAATAATACTTTCGAGAGAAACCAATCTGCAGTTCGCGTAACCGAAAGGTTCGCTGTCGCTGTCGGACTTCCTGCAGCATTCGCACGACTCAAGACTGCGGCTGCCTAGTATTGTTTTGTAGCCATTGCAATACTGCCACTAATTGGGGGATGGCTCATACCCCTCCATCCCCCCGAAAGGTGGCATTAACAAGATAGATTATCTTCACAGATCACTATGCCCTTAACACCACAAGCATTAACTACATTGGCAAGGTTGAAAGAATATCTCGGCATCACAGGTACAACCGATGATGGCGTGCTTATTTCCTTTATTAACCGAGCCACGGATTTCCTCGAACAGAGAACGAACAGGCGGTTTGTGAAGACAACCTATACCAATGAATTGCATAATGGGAGAGAGGGGAAGGACAAAGTGTTCCTCTTTAATTTTCCCATCATTTCCGTTGCATCTTTTCAATTCAGGACAGGAACTCTTGCATCTCCTGTGTTTAACGATTTCAATGTAAATGATTTCATCGTATTCAAGAATGCAGGATTCATCCAAGTCCTTGCCTTCAGAATCATCGGGGTATCTCCAAGTATCGCGGCAGGATCGACAATAAAAGGAGTTCAAAATCTCCGAGTCACTTATGATGCAGGATTCTTGATTGATTTCGATAATGTAGATAATCCCGCCCTTCATACTCTTCCTCTTGATATTGAAGATTTTGTGATCAGAATGGCAGCTCGAAGATTCAACCTGCGGAGGGCAGATGGAGTCGTATCGGAAGCCGTTGAAGGATCATCGATCACATGGGCAAGTCCGACTCTCGAGCAACTATCGGCAGATGACAAAGCTGTCATCAAGAAGTACGAGAAGAAGATCGTCACCAATGAAATATAATCATGAGGACATTTCTCAACCAACAAACAATCTCAATCGAGAGGCAAACATGGACAGCAAACAAATCAACAACTACGGTAATCGCGACAGGAGTGAAGGCATATATCCGACCTCTCGAAGAAAAGGAATCGACAGAAAATGACTTCCAGTATGGTGAAGAGCATTTCGTTTTAGTTGAGGTTGAGGATTCAGTTGATATAAGACGAGGAGATAACATCATCTTCGATGGCAAGACTCATGGAGTCGAGGGAGTCGGAAGGCATAATCGGGGAATCTCTCTTCCTGATTTCAAACAAGTCCTGACAAGGCTCGGCAGATAGTATGGCAGATTTTGTTCAAGTTCAAATCGAAGCTCCATCGGTGAAAGTCCTCACAAGAAAATTGTCGAAGTATCCCGAAGAACTGAAAGAGGCAAGAAAAAAAGCAATGATTAGATCGACACGATTGGTTCAGAAAAAGTTGAGACAAAAGAATGTGACTCCGTTCAAGACAGGAAGACTCTCGAGAGGATGGAAGATCAAGGAGAATAGAGCATCGGTGGGCAAGATTGTCAATAGAGTTCCTTATGCACCTTTCATGGAGTTCGGCACGAGTGCTCATGTAATTCTTCCAAGAAAGGCAAGAGCATTGAGATTCAAACCGAAAGGATCAGCAAAGTTTGTATTCGCAAAAAGAGTTCTCCATCCGGGGACGAAACCATTTCGCATGACAAAAAAGGCTATCGCTAAAAGCATAAAAAGGATTCGCAAGATATGGGTTGAAGAACTCGAGGAATCGTTAAGATCAATCAAAGTATAATATGGCGGGATTCGCATCAATCAGAACAAAAATCAAAGCAAAGCTCATTACGATTGCATCGTTGGCTTTTGTCGCTGATACATTCGAAGACAATCTCGATGGATTCCCTGCTGCGATATTCGATGTATCGGATTCGGAAAATGATTTTCTAACTAATGCCGATAATTCGAGGATATATACCTTTACAATTCTAGTATTCGTTCCCTTTGATCAGGATGCCACATTGGGAGGACCCAAGACGAATAAAGAGGCAACTGATATACTAGATGCAGTAGCGGATGACATAGTAGATGCCTTCGAGAGCGATATTGATCTCGGGGGAGAGGTCGACTGGTGTCTTCCATTTACAGGCTCTCGGGATGAGGTGGATTCCCCACAGGGACACATGCTCATGCAAGAGCTCATTATAAGTTGTGTAACATCGAAACAAGTGGAAATGCTCGATCCACATTCTCCCCCTTCTCGGTGATTGTGAGAGAAGGATGCTGTGCAGTTTGCAGAACGCTGAAGGTGTGAGTGTTAGCCCCGACTTCAGGAGAATCCACCACAGTCGCAACTTGCCCGAGAACAGCGAGAAGAATCAATCCGATGTTGTCAGGAGTAGCGATTGCCCGCAACGATCCTTCCATCATTTTCTCAACTATTTTTGCATCGATTGTATCCTCAATGACATTCACAGCCGATTCATTGATCGCTTGTGTGATCTTGTCATCGACTGTGAGTTCGAGATGAGGGATGAAGAATGTCGGGGCAACTGCTATTCCCCTGACGGTTTCTTTTGCGAATCCGACACTTGTTTTTCGTCCAATTTGTTTACTCATATTTGTAATGATTGGCGATCAATTCGCCGATTGTTATTTGTTTTCCTTTTCAGCAAGCTCGACCGCTTCTTGCAAGGAACTAGCGCGATAAGTCTTTCCGTACTTCGGAAGGAAGTAAGGGGTCAGGCCATTGGTTGCTTCTCGAGAGGCAAACATGGACAGCAAACAAATCAACAACTACGGTAATCGCGACAGGAGTGAAGGCATATATCCGACCTCTCGAAGAAAAGGAATCGACAGAAAATGACTTCCAGTATGGTGAAGAGCATTTCGTTTTAGTTGAGG